AAAAACAGTGGTGAAGGCGAGCCGTAAATCGCCTAAGAACATGATTATCTACGGTCCACCAAAGATCGGCAAGACAACAGTGCTATCACAGCTAGAAGGCTGTCTTATCATTGACTTGGAGGCTGGCTCGGACATGGTAGATGCACTAAAAGTTCAAGCTAATAGTCTAAAAGAGCTTGGTGAAATCGGTAAAGAGATTATCAAGCAAGGTAAGCCGTACAAGTACATAGCCATCGACACTATCTCTAAACTAGAGGAATGGTGTGAAGATGAGGCTAAGAAGTTGTACATGAATACGCCTATGGGTAAGAACTTTGAGACTAAGAATCCTGGCATGTCTGTATTGTCATTGCCTAACGGCGGTGGCTATTTATATTTGCGCATTGCTTACAAAAAGTGGATTGATAGACTCAATAAACTTGCAGATCACATCATTCTTGTTGGTCACCTCAAAGACAAACAGCTTGAGAAGAAAGGCAAAGAGGTTGCTGTTAAGGACTTGGACTTGACAGGTAAAATCAAACAGATTACATGCGCAAATGCAGATGCTGTTGGCTATATCTACAGAGAAGATGACAAGACTATGATCTCGTTCAACTCTCTAGAAGATGTAACTGCAGGTAGCAGATGTGCACACTTAAAAGGCGAGACCATGCCTTTAGAATGGTCGAATATATTTATTGATTAACTGCTTTAAAACTAAAAAAGATGATTGAAGCAAATGTACCTGGCGAGGCTACGCAGACCAATGTGGGAGATCCACAGACAATCACAGTATCTATGATACTTGAGGACTTAGAGAATGGCATTGACCGCAATGCTATCAGAGAGAAGTACAACCTACAAGCGTGGGAAGTAAAGCAAATGTTTGAGCACCCAGCACTTAAAGGCAAGAAAGCCAAGAAAGTGAGAAAGCTCTCATTTAACTTTATTGATGACAGGGTGCTGGATAAGACTCTTATTGATCCTTATCAGGCCGGCAATTCTGTTAGGACTGTGGACGCTATGTCAGTAGAAAACCAAGATCCTGATCCTGGTCAGACTAGTATCCCTATGAGTGATGAAGATGGATACGAAGAGTCGCCTGGAGTTGATCTTCAAGTTGAGTCTGAGAACCACAAAGATGACTGGAAAACTTCTTTTGAATAATTTTAAACAGTAGACTATTATGGCTATTAAAATTAATGACTCAACCCAAGAGGTTGCAGGCGGGGGAATACAATTATTCTCCGGCCTTTCTAATTTCAATGTTATTGCAGTGAATCCTACACTGAATGAACTGCACGAGCTTGGAATTAAAGTAAAGACTGAACCAAACTACTATGTAGAGTTTAGCGGTACAGAGTATTTCAAACTAACATTCTGGATTAAGAATGATGACTTGACTACTCGTTTTGACATTTTGATGAACGGGGAACCTCGTGTATCACAAAGTGGTAAAAACCAATGGCTAAACAATGTTGGTCAGTCTACGTGGTCTAATGATGCTCCTACCTATGATTGGTGGAAGCCAGAAGGCTCTCGCCATGCATTTACCGGCGAGGAAACTTTGATCAACTTTACTAAGGCTTGGGCCAACGTTGCTAACGGTGACGATGTGTACTTTGAGTCTATTGCAAAGATTGTCAAAGGTGATGTTTCAGAAGTTAAAGCTTTGCTTGACGTTATTCCTGACAACCAAGTTCGTTTGTTGATTGGTGTGAAAGATGGTAAATACCAGAGTGTATACTCTAAGGTGTTTGGCCGTATCAAACCTCAACGTGATGACTTGTTTATCAAGAATCTTAACGATGAGTATGGCGCATTCAATGCAGAGTTTGATACAACTCTTGCATGGGGACCATTCAGCCCTGAACTGGCAGTAGTTGCTCCTGATAATGAGGAAGAAACTGTTGCAGAAGGCGATGACTGGGTTTAACTTAGTAGTTAATTAGGTAAAGAGGGGAATCATAATTGGTTCCCCTTCTTTATTTATATTTGTTAGCTTATGATCAAAAGTAGACAGAGTGAAGATCACCTGTCCAAAGACATGATATTGTCTAGGATAAGGGAGATTGACATCTTTTCGTACTATTGCCCAAGCTTCAAAGAACTAGGTGTTAAGTTTTGTAGTGAGCTCCGTGAGGACAACTCTCCGTCAGTATCTATCATAATCTGGCAGAATAGACTATTGTACAAGGACTTTGGCTATCCAGAGCACAGCTTTGACTGTTTCTCGTATGTGATGAAGAAGTACAACTGCGGTTTCTATGATGCACTAAGGATTATTGATAACGATTTTGGATTGAACTTATCTTCTTTCAAAGACACTGTGGGATTTACCATGGGTTTCAAGGCGACTACCACTGCTAAGAAAGTACAGCACAAACGTGTTGTGATTATTAGAAAGCGTAGCCGGCCATGGATGAAGAAAGATGCAGAGTTCTGGTCTAAATATTTTATCAGTAAGAAGACATTGATTAAATTTGGAGTCTGTCCCATTACTCACTATTGGATTAATGAAAATCGTTTTAGCTGTGATCTAAGCTATGCGTATAGGATAGGTAAAAAATATAAAATCTACTCGCCTTATGAAGATACTAAATGGATTAGTAACACTACTCGCCGGCATGTGCAAGGCTATATACAACTACCTAGTAGACACAGTATATGCGTGGTCACTTCCAGTCTCAAGGACGTCATGTCACTCTACGAGCTCGGAATCCCAGCAATTGCACTCCAATCAGAAATGCAAATGCCAGCAGAAGCCCTTGTACACGAATTGCAAGAGCGATTTGGGGTAATAGCTCTATTTTATGACAACGACTTTGACAACGTAAACAACCCTGGCCAGACAATGGCAAACAAAATTATTAGGGAGTTCCCAAATTTTGTTAATATTGTACTACCAGAGCAATACGGTGTCAAGGACTTGTCAGATTATATCGCTAAGTACAATTCTACAGATCTAATTAATGCTCTAGTGTTAGAAGCATTAATAAGTGAGACGAAGAAAAGCAAAGAAGCCACAGAACAAGAAAGTACAGAACGCGACAGCGAAAACCTACAAGGGGATCAAGTTCCGTTCTAAGCTAGAAGTATTTACTTACAGAAAACTAGAAGAAGCAGGCATAGTGTCTGACTACGAAAAGCATAAGTATGTACTACAGTCTGGGTTTTACTACTCTTCTGAGATGTACGAGCCTCACAAAACACACGGCTATGTCACAACTACAACTAAGATTCGTGACATAACTTACACACCTGACTTTGTTGATCCTCATGGAAGATGGATTATAGAAGTAAAAGGGTATGCAAACGACGTCTTCCCAATGAAGTGGAAGATGTTTAAGAATCATCTTATGCAGCTAGAAGAACCTCCTGTTCTTTTCCTGCCTAAGAATCAAAAGCAAGTTCTACAAACAATAGAACTGATTCAAGAGATAGAGCTTGAGGGGCTAGGGATTGACACGTCTGGAAGTCCCGAAGACACAAAGCGTCAGATTACTGCGCTTTACGATAAGACAAAGCATGACACCTTTGGCTATATCGAAGATTTTGAGTACTTCGATAGAGTATTCGAGCCTGTATACGGCATCGAGTTCTTTATCCTAGTTAAGAACGCACGTAACAATTTTATGCGCGAGTATCGTGGAACACAGTATAACATACTAAAAAATACTTTAGATGAAATTGTCGAAAATTCAAAAGTGGCAAGACAACTTAAAGAAAGGTGATTTTATTCGTGTGCTTTACAGCCATGCTGAAGTATACGGCGTGTTTATACAATGGACAAGCAGTAGTAGAGATAGTTTCCATTACGTTGCTATAAATTGGTGGGGCCATGCTAATCCAGATGATTACAAAGATTCAAGTAAAATTTGGAGGATTGACCACGTTAATAGCAACGGTGCAACTCGTGTAAAGCCTATAGACGAGAGATACATGGAAGATAACATGTTAGAGTGTTTAGCTAACGTAAAAAAACTAATGTTAAAATGAGTATCAAGACAATTGACAAGCAGATCAAGGGATCTGAAGGCCTTGCTAAGAAGATTAACAAGGGCGCAGAACGAATGGTGTTCGACATTTTGCAGTCAACTCAGTACTCTACACCAATCCCATCCACAATTCGTGAGCTCACAACAAATGCTTGTGACTCTCAACGTGAGAAGGAGATTGCTGTAGAAATACTAAGAGGTAAAGCAAAACCTGAAGACTATTACATTACTCGCAATGGTGCGCAGTATGAAGACAGTAACTTTAATGAAGGTTACTATGACTTGGAGTATTTGGATGTGCATATAAACCACATTGATATTACTTACCAAGAGAATGAAGGTACCGGATACTGTGATACACTTAGTATTACAGACCATGGTGTCGGTATTGGTGCACGTCGTTTGGAGGGCGTATTAGAGCTAGGTTATTCTACCAAGCGTAATACTGCAGAGAACTTCGGTGCATTTGGTCTTGGTGCCAAGGTTGCATTGTCTACCGGTGTAGATTTCTATACTATTGACACTGTACACAACGGTAGAAGGTTTAAGATGAACTGTTACAACTACAAAACAGACTTTATTGTACCGTCTTTTAACCCTAAATTAGGACAGCCTAATCCTCATATCATACTAAGCGATGGAACGAAAGTATTTTATGAAGAGGCTGATGTTAGAAACCAGACTACTATATCGTTTGGTGTAAAGCGTCATCATCGTAGAGAGTACAGAGATGCTGTAGAAGAGCAGTTGTTGTATTTCGATAATGTGAATTTCACACTTATTGATAGCACCGGCTATGACAGAAAAATAAACTTCAAGCCTGATGTTCTGTACAACTCTGACAACCTAATCATTTCAGACACATATGTGTTTAGTAAACCTCACATTGTACTTACTAAAGACAAAGGTGGTACTTCAGGTATCAACTATGGCTTTATTGACTTCCGTGAATTGGAGATGGAGCAGATGTGGGGCCCTATCGGTTTCAAGTGTCCTGCTCGTCAAGTAATAACTGACGATGATGGTAAGGAGATTGTGTTGCAGGAGGGCGTCGATGTGACTCCGTCTCGTGAGAAAGTGATATGGAATGAGCCTACTAAAAAGTACATTCTATCTGTTATTGAAGCTGCTGCGGAAGAAGCAACTGATATGGTCCAGGATAGCTTGCAGCAAGAAGACTTTGTGTCTTGGATACTTGCTTGTCAAGAGGTCTTGAACAAAGCTGATAGCGGTAGTGCACTAGGTCGTATTGCTAATATCATTGACAGAGATTCTTTGAAGCCAGCTTTTGCACCAGATCCTAGAATCAAGAACGGGTCTGTAAAGAAGTTGTTTGAGAAGATGGCTGTTACGCATATCACTAAGTTGCGAGACTACAAGACTGGCAAAGATGAGATAAAGCGTGAAGAGGCTACAAGTTAT